CTAACGAGCCGTTAGAACTACCTGTAGTTGCAGCGTTAGTAATTAGACCTAAATCTTCACTATATGTTATAGCACCAGATACGATAGCAACGTCATCAAGAACTGACTGAGAAGGAGTAATAGTAGCAAATGAACTACCGTTCCAAACAGTTAAGTTATCGTTACTACTATCAAACCATAGGTCACCTACTTGTAGTGATGTGCCATCAGCTCTCTGTGTAGGAGCACTACTTGCTATTTGATATATGTCAGCAAAGTTATTGATGTCTACTACGTTTGCACCAGCTGCTGAAATATTAGTTATATTACTTGCAACTGTTGTAACCTGAGTAGCTTCTGGAACTAGCCTATGGAAAGTATATGTATGTAGTGTGCTTGTTGATTGCACTAAGAAACCAAAACCATTAGGTATGGCAGAAGGTACACCAGTAATTGTAATATTAGCGTTGCCTGCTACGTTACCATTAACGATTGTAAGAGTTGTACCAGAAGGTGTTAGAGTTGTAGTTACAGCACCTATACTAAGAATAGCTGCTTGCCCTGCTGTACCTTGTGGGTTAGTATTAGGAAAAGAAGTCTGATTAGCAATAGCTATAAAGCCACCAACGTCATCAATAAGGTCAATTATCCTTGCATTGATAGCAGCTGTAGTAGCAACAAATGCGTCAGAGTTAGACCAAGAGACTCCACTAGCAATAGTTTCACTAGAGTCCTGTCTAAGGAACTTAGCTTCAGCTTCTGTTTCAGTATAGTATCTACCATCTAGTGCACCACCTGTTAGTTCAGTTTCTGTAAAGTATCTTCCATCTAAAGATGTGGTGTTCATCTCAGACAGAGTAAGCTTGTCAGATTGTAGTAATGTTTTAATTTCACTAGCAGTCTGGTCAGCTGTAGCTGATGTTTCTATACCAGCTAGCTTGCTTTGCTCTGCATCACTATATTCGTTAGTATCAGCATTAGCTTCGTATGCAGTTTTGATTTCTGCGTTAGTCTGGTCAGCAGTAGCACCAGCTTCTATAGCATTTAACTTGGTGTGATCTGCGTCAGTAAATACATTACTGTCAGATGCAGCTTCTACAGCTGTTCTGATTTCTGCTGCTGTTTGGTCAGCTGTAGCATTAGATTCTATACCATCAAGCTTACTATGGTCAGCATCCGTAAACGCATTAGTGTCTGAATTACTTTCGTATAATGACTTGATCTCACCGGCTGTTTGGTCATCTTTAGCATTAGTTTCTACTGTATCTAATTTTGTACCAAGAGCAGCTACGTCTCTACCATCTACAGTACCTGATACAGTAATATTACCAGTAACAGTCTGGTTACCTGTAGCTAGTGTACCAGATGTAGATATGTTTTGTGATCCAAATGCTGGTGTTATTTTTGTACCAGCTATACCAGCTGATGTACTAACATCGTCGTTGACTATACTGCCATTAACAATGTTGTCAGAGTTAACTGTAACGTCTGTAGGCAATGCACCACTAGATAGCTTGTCCATTGTTACAGCATTGTTTGCTATAGCAGTACTATCTACTGAGCTTGGTGCGTAGTGTTCTGAATCTAGAGAATCAGCAGCAATATGCTCTGAGTCTATTGCATCATTAGCAATCTTTGTACCATCAATAATATCTGCTTCTAACTTAGCTCTAGTTACATTAGCATCTTTTATCTTATCTGTTGTGACTGCTCTGTCGTTCAGATCATGAGTCTGTATGTTCTTATCGCTAGTACGATCTTGTGTACTACGTAAGAGCAGTGTCATATTTGTATTTAACTCGTTAGCTTTTAAAGCAGAACCAGCTGTAAACGTAGCCTTAGCTGCGTCTACATCTGTCTGTCTATAAACTCTAACCTTTTGGGTAGATAAGGTGGGAATATTACCAGCAGTAAATCGTATTTTACCACCAGTAGAAGATGAGTAAGTGGGAACAGTAAAGTGAGTTGTTAAATCTTTTACTACGTTGTCAACCTCTACTTTCACTTCTTCTTGTTTGAAGGTGGGAAAAGAAAAGTTGTACTCCGCATTATTTGTTCCTGTTCCCTGATTACCATTATAATCGTGAAAGGTTGTTGCCATTACTTATACATGTTATTTAGGTTGTAAGATTGGAACTGTTTAAGTGCCTGATCTCGAGACTTAGTTTCTTGTAACTGTACTACAGGTAATACTTCTGGATAGTATTTAATATCATCCCAAGCTAATTCTCTAACTTGTTTAAAAATTCTATCTATTACAATATTATGGTGGTAGTCTCTAGCGTTAAACCGTGCTCTGTTACCAGCACGTATATCCGCCTGCATTAATTTCATTGATGCTATAATTTTTGGATCTTTAGCTAGATCATTTAATGTTTTTTCTAGATCATATTTACCAATAGCTTCTTGGAATAAAGATCTAATTCTAGGGTCATCAGTTAAATTAGTTCCGTCAGGTGCATAAAAAGTTGTAAGCCTTAGATCATAACCACTCTGAAATAAAAACTGTCTTCCGGGACTTTGATCTAAATTAATCTGTACAGGACTTATCATGTTAAATGCTCTAGTCATAAAGTCCCAGTTTTTAAGCGGTTGACCATTAAGCATGTCATACTTAACAGGTAATCCTTCTATACCGGGTAAATTTTCAGAAGCTAGGTTACGGTTACGCCAAGACTGAAACACACCAGAGTTGATTTCACGCATGTATGGTGTAATTAGTTTACCCATTTCATTACGTAAAGCTGCAAGAGGTACAGTGTTGTTTGTTATGCTACCTATAATACGTTCAAGCTGACCGGGGCGTCCAGCTGTTAAATCGACTAACTGTTGTAACCCTGCAAGATATGATTTACCTGTAATAGATTGTGCAATTACAAGTGATATTTTTTGTAGTTCTTTTTCTGTCCACTCTTCACCCATCAGTATGCTAGCATCACCAACGTCAGCGATTGTAGAAAGTATAAGTCCGAAAGGTTCTATAGAATCATACTCGACTCTTACACCTCCGACTTCGATAGTACGAGGTAAGTAACCACCATCTATCCAGCCCTGTCTCATTTGCCTATCTGTAGGTCCGTTACCGGCTAATCTACCTGACATCCATGCTTGTACACCCATAAAGGTTACAGCAGAACCTAAAGCTAATCTACCTGTTTGTAGTGATTTAGCATTATGTAATTCTTCTAGAGTATTAATACCATATTTTTTAACACTAGCTAAGTTTTTAGGATCAGCAAAAGCTATATCATTAAACTCTTTAACAAGAAAGTTAAATCCGGGTGTATGTTTACCTGTAAGTGCAAGTCCGTTTACACCAGTTCTAGCAAATAGAAAGAAAGGTCTTACAAATGGATTTGCTGTCATAACATCATTAAGACCTTTTGCAAAACCAGTTAGATCCTGTGTAAGTGTAACTTCTTTTTTTGCAAACAGCGAAGCTTCATCTTTAATGTTACCATTACTATCAAAAACTTGTCCGTAAAAGTCATCCTGATATGCTTTCATTACGTCCGCAGTTATTTCTGGAAGTTGTACTCCGTTACCTTCTAACTCAAGAACTCTACGCATAGCTTTTTCTCTCATCTTAGCTCTACCTAGTAAGAATGTAAAAGCATCGTCAGTCGCTGCCATTATCTTAGTAGAGTAAGTAAAAAGATTATTGTTATTAATACCACGTATCATATTAGTCATTGCAAAGATAGCACGATCTTCTCTAGTAGCTCTGCCACTATCTTCTGCCCACCTACGCATTACTTCCCAGTTATAATCACCTTTTGTAAATTCAATAAATCTAGTCTTAATTGTTGATATATCACCACTCCAGTATCCGTTTAACTTAGTAAAGAACAAATCAAAGGCTTCTGGTATAGCTTCAAACATACCATTTATAGATGCAAGGCTACCACGTATAGTAGCTGAGTCACCTGTAAACGGATAACGCATTGTAGCACCTATAAATGTAGATATAGGACGCAAAAATGTTGCAGCACCTGTACCTAAAAGTGCTCGTAATGGTGTTTTAGGTCCACTTAATACACTGTGGCTTATCATTTCTTGTAAGCTACGTATCAAAGCACCAGTACGTTGTGGTCCCTGCTCTCCTATTTGACCACCTTTTAGTATAGTTCTTGCCCAGTTATCAAAATCGTCTAAACTATTGACATTTTTCATCATAGAAAATGCTTCAAATAACGCATTTAGCAACTCGTCATCAGCGTCATCTTTAGCTATTTTCAATATGGACATGATAGATTCCTTAGTATCTACCATTTCAGCAGCTACAGAATCATTTATTGCCTTATTTATTTGGTCAAGGTTCTTGCCTGCACCAAAGGATCTAAAATAATCAGAAGCTACAAACCTAGATTTCTTAGTTTGTGTCAAAGCAGTAAGCATTGTATCTACTATTTGCTTTGCTGGACCATCAATATCATCTAATGATACATAATCAGCTAGTTCTCTACCAGCTATACCAGTATCACGTAGCTGTTTTAATAAAGCTCCTACAACTAAGTCAGCTGTTACAACTGTTTCAGCAGCCCATGTTTCAAATACTTCATCACCTAAAGGTAATACTGCTTTCTGTTTTTCAAATAAACCAGATAAGTATTCTTCCGCAGACATTTCAGCAGCGTTTCTACCTTCTGTAATCTGTCTATAATTATGAATAGCATCACGCCATACTTGAGCTAAAGCTTTACGATTACCTTTTACTGCGTCTAATTCTTTTCTAAACTTTTCATCACTAAACAAACCTCGTAATGTACGCTCAACTACTTCGTCTGTTGTTCCACCTTCTAAAGCTATACGTTCACGCTCTACTGCTGTAGTTACAGAGCCAGTAGATCCATCTTCAGATCCCCAGTCTGTACGTGTACGTTTTAATTGTTGGTAAGCATCACCGGGGTCAACTTCAGATATATCAGCACCTTGATGTCTCTGTGCAATAGGTGCATTTTTTGCAGCACGAAACTCAGCTTCACCTTTACGTATTTGTATTAGTGCTGCTGTAGTAGTCTGATTATCTATGCTTTGGTTACGTTTTATAATCTGGTTCTTAACACTCTTACCACCCTTACCGATTAGATGAGCTACACCATCAAAAGCAAGTCCTATGCCCATACCTTCTACGATGTTTTTTAGTTTCATCATAATAGGATGGTCAGTTTCTTTTGTAGTTAGTGGTGTATCCATCCAACCGTATCTATCAGTTAGTGCACCTAGTGCGTTATGTCCGTCTGATTCTTTAGACATTAAATCAGACAATCCTCCAATAGCCATAGCTCTTGTAACAGAGCCTAGACCTAATAGTTTAGCTGCACCAACACCTAGTAAAGGTACTCCAGCTGCTGCAAGTCCTTTTGCCGCTAGCACTGTACCAGCAGCCATAGAACCAAAGTGAACAGTACCTCTAAGTAATTTACCCCACCATGTTCTGGTAATTATAGGGTCATCATAACTATCAAAAGGTTGCCACTCTGGTTTATACTCGCCAAGCATATCTTTTTCACGCTTCATTTCTCCGCTTAAAGCGTCGATAGTACGCTCAGGAAATGTAGCGATTGATGAAGCAGTATCTTGTAATCCACCAGAAAGGATAGATTGACCTTCTTTAGCAAAAGCTTTAATACCCCATGTATCTGCGTTTCTAGGGTCTTCCTGTTCTTTAGCGTATTGATTGTCAGATTCTACGGATCTTGCTTGTGCTGCTTTTAAATCTTCTTCTTTTTTAATTTGGTCTTCAAGATTAGCACTCAGCTCTTCGACAGAGGGCAATCCGGTAGGATCATAGCCTACGTCAATTTCATTTTCCATTTATTCTGGTATAACAATTTGTATAAGTTCATTACATGCTTCTTCGCTTAGACAAGCTGGGTTGTTCATAGGTGTTATGTACGCTGGATTAATTGAAAACGCAAGGTCTCTAAACTTTTTTTGGTCCTCTTCGTTAAATTTTAATAATCGTCTAGGTATTAAATGTGACTCATTTGATTTCTGAAAAAACCTATACATTAAAAAGTAAGTCTGTGATTTACGGTCAAATTTAGCATCAAGATCAATAACGTCACTAAATTCGTTAAATACTGATAAAAGTCCATAACGTGTAAATCCATACATTCCTATATCTGAAAGCTGGTCATCTTTAAGTAAAGCTAATACTTCTCCATTTGTTAACTCACCTAGTTTACGTCCGTCTGGTAATTCAGATTCCCATTGATTACTATACTTATGAGCATGTACTGTACCATGTAGACCCGCTTCGTTGGTTACAAGCTTTTCAAAAAACTGATTTAATTCGTCATCACTTGTTATTGTAGATGCTGCAATTAAAACTTTTGTTGCGTTAGGTTTATCAGTTAATAAATTTCTAACGGTTGGAGCTACCATGCTATAGTCATTTATTTGCATAAGTCTGTCTATAGGCTCTTTAATCATACCAGTTTTTAAAAGTCTGATGTGTGCAATATCTATAGCTGAAAGATTATCATATAGATTTGAAACAGCATAAAAATATCCGGGTAACTCTGTAACTGAGTCATCGTTCGGATCAAGGTACTTCAGAACTTGTGTTAGATGAGGCTCTTCAAGATCGTGTACCTCGCTTGAATATAAAGCATCTTTGTTTTCCTTATAAATCTCAACTGCTTTGATTACAGAACGAGTACTAAGTTTGTCAGTCTCTAAGATTTCTAAATTGACATCGCCATCGTAATCTCCATTTTTTATTTTTGTTGTTATGTCTTGAATGGCTAGTTGATTAGCCTTTGTGACATCTTGTCCCCCTTCGTTAACATACTTATTCTTAATCTTAACAAAATCTTCACCGATTGCTCTTAAAACTTCAGTTTGCTTATGGTACAACCAAGTATAATCTTGAAGCTTGTTTTTAAATTTTGGATTACTTTTTATACGTGCATCAGCTAAATTTGCTATAAGCTGAATGTCATCAGTATCAAGATTCTCTTTTTGCAAGTTAGTCTTTTTCTGGTTATCTTCTAACGTCTCCATAACTGTAACAAGATCTGGATCCGTTATGTATTGACGCCAATCCATTGGTATATCTTTACCAGCATCCGCTAACTCTTTGTAATAATCTACTGCACTTTTTTGGTCATCTACGGAGTCGCCTTTTTTCTGTTCGTTGAAGTACGTACGAAGTTCTGCAACTGCATTAGGCTGTAAAGTTTCGTAGTTAACTTCTGGACCACCGCCGTCTGGTTTAAATTTGTAGTATTGAAATAGAAAGTTTAAAGTATTCTCATCAATTAACTTAGCTTTAATACCTCTTTTTATCATCAACAGCCATTGCTTATTAGCTTCTCGCATAGGTTCTGGATGACCTATACTTTTTAAATATGTTGCTGCATTTTTAATGTAAGTATTACGTTCAAAAACGCCAGATAGTTGTACTTTACCACCGCTATCCTTATATACTTTTGCTGCATTATTATAGTATTGCCAAGTTTTACTATCATCTGCATCTTGGTAATATTTATTAACAGCATCTTCTTCAATACTTACACTCTTAGTTATCTCATTTTTTATAGTGTCTTCAAATATAGGTGCAAAAGTTGTAATAAGTGCACGATCTGTTATACCAGTTTTAGCTGTGTATTCAGATATAAATACACCAGCTGCTTCTCGTATAAACTCGTCTTTTTGATCTAGTGGTGTATCCTTCCAAAGCACTCCTCCTACTGTCATACCATCCTTAGCCATAGGCCAAAACATATTCTCCCATTCCATTTTTAAATTGTTTTTAGCATTAATAGGATTCTGTAGTTTCTCATTAGCAAGTCTGTTTTTAAGTGCTATGTATTCGACTGGACCTACATTTTCACCAGATGTATCTTGACCGATTTTACCGGGAGTATTAGCTCGGCTTTTATCTATAGTTCCGAGCTGTTCATTTTCGTTGTTTTCTAGTTCTTGATTAAGTTCTTCTTCTTTAATTGTAATTTCTGCAAACTTAGCTTTCTTTTCTTCATCTTTGTAATCGTTTATGATTCCGTCTATGATAAGTCTGTTTGCTTTAAAGTTATCACCCTGTACTTTAACTTTAGCAATGGATGGTATAAGACCCTGTAAGCTGGCTAGATTACCTTTAAACTTTGCAAAAGATTGAGTCTGGTTATATAATGATATATTATCAGCCATAGACTGTCTACGATCTTTTATATTCTCGTCGATCTGAGCGTTGACTTGTTTACTTAAATCAGGCTCAGTCTCTTCGTAGTTAAGTTTTTCGTTGCTGTAAGGTTCAAGTTCTCTACGCCCCAGCGATTCTAAATATGATGATGACATGTTAACCTCCTGTAATTAATTGTAATAAGGTTTTGCCATCAACACCACCAGTAATTGGTGTGGCAGCAATACTTGCAATACTACTTGCAATACTTAACGCACCACTCAGTCTATCACTCGGCGGCATCAATACAGGTGCACCATACTCTGGTCGTATACCCAGTGCTTCTCGTGATCGAGCGACTGTTGATTGATACTTACGTTTTCGTGCAATGTAACGTCGTTGCATGTTAGCACCGAACTCATTGGTCACAGCATTTTCAAGAGCTCCTTTGGCTCGTATCAGTTCCCGTAAGCCAGTAGTTCTTCTTCGAGCTCTACCACCTTCATCGACTGATCCTTTACCTTTAAGGTACTTCATATAAACTGATTCATACTGAGCTCTGGCTCTACCTTGAACATATAATGCTCTCTGGTAGTCGTCACTAATATCTCGACTATAACCTTTGGCA